CATAAACCCCGTTGGCTAGTTTTAATCTAATCATATCCATGCTTAGTTCTTTTTCGCTTTGTCTTATCGTCATTTTATAAACCTCCTAAGGTTTGTTATAGTTTCTACCAGTGAAAGCCCCAATTAAGGAGCTTGTTACTGGTGAGCTGTGTTAGTCTAGCTCTATCTCTTCCCCGTCAAATATATCTAGTTCTGATAGTGTATCTGTTAAAGTATCCATTTTAAATCCTCCTGTAAATGGGGGTGCGTTTAAACACCCCGTTAGTTGTTAGGCTTGTACCATGTAAGTTATAGCCCCTTCAGAAGTACACTTCCCGCACATCATAGGGTGTTGTTGAGACTGCTTCGCTGATTGGTAGCAACTAGCCCCGCACTCATTCTCGCATACATGTTTGAGCATTCGTGAGCCTTGCTTCTTAACATTGCTTACATCAACTTTAGCATGGGGGTATTCACCTATCGTGGCAATGATATTTTTAATGGTCTTGCCTAGCTTCTCACCCGCTTCCGCATAAGTCATTTGAGAGTTGCCGTCTAACCCAACAGCTAGACATATCTTTCTAAACCCTGCCCCGTGACTGCTTTTACAATCATCATAAGCATGAGCCATTTCATGTGCTAACGTATCAATAGCAAGGAAGCTATCATCTACAGTAGGCACAATTCGAAGTTCATTAACCCCCGCACTGCTTGAAGCTCTAGGGCTACATTGTCCCAGTGTTTTTTTGTTGGCGGTGCGGTTCCCAATAATCCACGACACGCTAACGTTAACGGGTGGCATATCATATCCAGCGGGTTTAAACGCTGTCTCGTTTAAGAGAGCAACAGCCCTCTGTAAATACTCTTCTCTGATTTTATATTTTTGCATGATTTACCCCTTAAAATATGAAGTTAATAAAAACAATGGTCTCACCTTTTACAGCTCTCTCATTGCCCGTAGTGAATCCTTCAGCAATATACTTGCCTTGGGTTCTGTCAAATTCGCCACGTTTAAACACGGCTTTATTATGAACGCTTGGGGCTAGTTTAATAAACTCTCCTTGCTCAACGTTCTTAATCATTTTAGCAACCATTACATCATTGCATGGTTCATTGTCTTCATCACCTTTGAAGAAGTAGTCTATTCTGTCGTTTTCTTGGTATGTCATATTGACTCCTTTTGTTATGCCCCTAATAAAGGGCTGTTATTAGTACCTATTAAATACTAATCACGGCTCATGGTCAAGCAAATAAGCCACTTATTTTCACTAATTTAAGGTATTAGTTTCAGTGATAATGTAATATAAGTTATAGTCTAAAATCGAGCTTGGATAAAATAGGTACTAAACCTAGGGAATGTTAAAGAACGTTATAGAGAGGAGCTGAAGAGCTTGTAGAGGTGATAGCCGTTATAGAGCCGTTATAGAGTGATATAGTATAACTATAACTTTAATAAGGGTTATTTTTAGACAGATTAACCAGTTACTTTGAAACGGGGCTATTAATTTTATAGAACATTTGTTCGTTATAGAACGTTTCAGAGTTACTTTAATAAGGGCAACAATTGTCCCGTTATAGAGTACTTTAAAATCGCCTTAACTGTCGAGTGTAACGAGAGTTATTAGAGAAGTTGTAGAAGTTATAGAGTTAGTAAGAGGGTAGGCAGGAGCACCAGGGGTGGGTACCCCCATATATATAGATGTTACACATTTCTAGAACATTTAGAACATTAACCAGCCCCTAACTTTATAAAGTTTTATAACGGGATGTTATATATAATTGGATAACTTTAATGGGGGATAGTGGGGGGTTATATTGTATCTATAACCGGGGGAACCTTACAATTCTATTGTACACATTATTTCCAACTTTGTCAAGTCATTTGTAAAATAAACCTAAAAACTTTAAAACACTTGACAAACTTGACAAATGATACTATAATAACTACATGACCACAAACTATTTAGCTGAGACCAAAGACAGAAAGCTTACTGAAAAGCAAGAATCATTCTTAAGTCACCTTGTGGAAACAGGGGGAGACTTTAAAAAGTCAGCCGAACTTGCAGGATACTCAGGCAATCACTATCAAGTATTACAATCTTTAAAAGAAGAAGTAGTGGATGTAGCCTCAAACGTTCTTGCAAGGGAAGCTCCTACAGCGGCATTCAAGATTATAGATATTCTAAAATCAGATAAGCCTATATCTCAAGCTAATTACAAGTTACAAGCTGCACAAACTATCCTTGATAGAGTAGGTGTTGCTAAGACAGATAGGTTAGAAGTCAATCATAATGCAGGAGGAGGTATATTTATTCTCCCAGAGAAAAAGGCGATTGATGTAGTAGCCGATGATGCTGACTACGAAGAGATATCTTAATGGAGTTATTAATACTATTGATAATTTTAAACTATGTTCCTTGTGAGAATCAAGGTTCTTTAGAGACTTGGACTACAACGCACGGAAATACTTCGACAGGGACAGTAACATCAACATCGACATGAAGATATTCTTAACTGAGATAGATGCTTATGGCACCAAGTTTTCAGGACCTAATATTATTGCTTCAACGATTGAAAGAGCAGAAGAAGCAGCAACACAAAATGGTTTGATTGTTGTTGGTCAGCTTGATAGTATATACATTGACGATAGTAACAGTGAACATGTGAATGTTTTAAATAAAGATGAGGATAAGATAATACACTAATGTTATTAGATAAATTAAAAAAAAGAGTACAACTTAAAAGTGGTGGCTCAACAGTAAACGCAGCCGGAAACTATACACAACCGACAAAAAGAAAGAAGATATTCCAAAGAATAAAGTCTGCTGCTTCGCACGGAACTGCAGCCGGTAAATGGTCTGCACGAAAAGCACAAGCTTTAGCGAAAGCCTATAAGAAAGCTGGTGGAGGCTACAAGTAGTGTCACTTAAAAAATCTCAAAAGTCTTTATTAAGTTGGGGCAAAGAAGATTGGGGAACTAAATCAGGCAAAAAGTCTAGTGATACGGGTGAAAGGTACTTACCTAAGAAAGCCAGAGAAGCTTTAAGTTCTTCAGAGTACGCAGCTACTACAGCTAAGAAACAAAAAGATACTGCTGCCGGTAAACAACATTCAGCACAACCTAAAAAGATTGCAGACAAAACAGCAAACTACCGAGATGATTATAAAAAAGGTGGAAAGGCTGATAGCAGATTAAAAAAAGCAGGAGTCAGTGGTTACAACAAACCTAAACGAACTCCTAATCATCCTACTAAGTCACATGTTGTTGTTGCTAAATCAGGCAGCACAATTAAAACTATTAGGTTTGGTCAACAAGGCGTAAGTGGGGCTGGTAAAAATCCTACATCAAAACGTGAGAAAGCAAGACGTAAAAGTTTTAAAGCTCGTCACGCTAAAAATATTGCTAAAGGAGTCTTATCAGCGGCTTACTGGGCTAACAAGGTGAAATGGTAATGGCTGGAAAACAAATAGGAAGCGATGAGAAACCTATAACATTTAGGTCGCCAATTTATAAAAATACCCACGGTAGTAAGGGTGCAAACCCTAGACCGGGATTCTATACAGATGACTATAGAGATAACTGGGAAAGAATATTCGGCAACAAAGATAAAGCCGAGGAGAAAAAGAATGAACAAGATTAAAAACTGGATAAAGAAAGTAAAGAAAGCTTATGGTAAGCTATTTAAAAAAGCTTTATCCCCTGTAAAAAAAACAACAACGAGGAAAACTAATGTTAAAAGAACTCCTAGAAAAACAAGTAAATAGTATTATTGACGCTAACGAACTTACAGACATGCAAGTCTGGGGTTGTTGGTGTGGCATAGGCTTTGTCTGTGCTTTGATTGTAATTTGGATTATCTAAATGCTTTTACCAGACGGATACATTAGAAGAGCAACCTCTACGATACCGTTTGGATACGAGTTAGATACACTTACTAATCACTTAAAACCTATAGAAGAACAACTCGATGCTTTACAAGTAGTTGAGAACATGGTTGTTAATGAAGAAATATCTTTACAGGCAGCTTGTGATTGGTTAGAATACAAAACAGATAGACGTATATCTACTCCCGGCTTAAAAAAACACATAGATAAAAAATATGGAAAACGAAACGAGAGACTGGGAGAAGAATCCTCATCTCTACTTACAGAATGAAGATGGAAACTTTGTCTTAAAAAAAGACGGAACTCCAAAAAAGAAAGCTGGTAGACCTCAAACCACAACCGAAAAAGCTATCAGGGCTGCTCGGTCTACTGTCGGGCGTAAGAAAAGAAACATTCAAAAGCTTGAGCAAAAGCTAAACAACGCTAGACAATCGTTTAAGAAACAAAAAGAAACAATTCAAAAACTTGATAAGACTCTAGAAGGTCCTATCACTACCGATGAGCTAGATACACTTCCTAAAGCTGTCACTGAAAATTTAGACAACCACAAAGTATTATTTCACGCCAACGAAGGTCCACAAACAGACTTCCTTGCGGCTGGTGAAAAAGATGTTCTCTATGGTGGAGCAGCTGGTGGTGGTAAATCATACGCTATGATTATTGACCCACTGCGTAACTGTCACAAGAAAGCACACAGGGCTTTAATCCTCAGACGTTCTATGCCAGAACTCAGAGAGATGATTGATAAGTCTCGAGAGTTATACCCACAAGCTTTTCCCGGTGCTAAGTTTAGAGAAGTAGAAAAGCTTTGGAACTTTCCAAGCGGTGCAAAGGTAGAGTTTGGGTTCCTTGAGAGAGATGCAGATGTATACAGGTATCAGGGACAAGCTTACAGCTGGATAGGGTTTGATGAGATAACTCATTTACCTACAGAGTTTAGTTGGAACTATCTAGCCTCTCGTCTAAGAACAACTGACCCTACCATTACAACATACCTACGCTGTACCGCTAACCCGGGCGGTGTTGGTTCTCATTGGGTTAAGAACAGATACATTGCACCGGCAGACCACAACTCTAGTTTCCTAGGTAAAGATGGACTAACACGTAAGTTTATTCCAGCCAAGCTTGAAGACAACCCATACCTTGCAGAGGATGGAGTCTATGAGCAGATGCTTAAATCTTTACCACCGATACAACGTAGACAGTTGCTTGAAGGTAACTGGGATGTAGCAGAAGGAGCAGCCTTTGT